AGTGCCACCAGAACCACAGTCGGACAGAGGCTCCACTAGCATCCCCATTGGACCACACTTTTCCGCATCGTTCGCATCCGGCGTCTTCAAATGGGGGCCAGTTGTGGCCGAGCCACCAGCATTTGATTCTTGTGAGGATGGTTTTCATGGGGTTCTCTTCGCTTTCTGGCTGCTCTTCAAGAGCTTCTGATAGGTTGTATCCGGGATGAACTTCCCCTCCAGGCGTTTCAGCCAGCCTGACTTGGGAGGGAATGGGACTTCAAGGAGTGCGAACTGGGCTTTGCTCCAGCATTTGTGGCTGACTTGGAGGCTGTTGAGGATGGCTCGGGAGAGGATCATTTCCCGTATCCCTTCTTTTCGTAGTATCGCTTGCATCGACATCCTTCGCAGATTTCTCCGAGCACATCGAAGGTGCAGGTTTCCAATCTCTCTCCTTCGTTGCGAATCCATTCTCGAAGGCGCTCGTTCTCAGCCTTCAGCCGATAGTAGCCTTCCGCCACGATGACGGATGCTTCGTTGGTATTTTCCCTTGATGCTTCCAGTGCGCTGATGAACAGCCGCGCATGTTCCAGAACTACTTTTTCTGGAAGCTGAAACACAGGGAACATCGCCAGAGTATGTGGCTTTCCTTCATGCTGCGCATCTACCGACCAGATTCCAGGAAGAAGTGGAATCGGTGGGGTTAAGATGTATGGCGGGGTTATTGGTTTCATTTCTTCGGCTTGATGAGCTTCTCGATCTTCTTCAGGGCTTTCAAGGCACCCTTGCTGTAGGCGGGGTTGACCACACAGCTTGGAGCGGAGGCGACACAGGCAAGCTCATCAATGGCGATGTCGAGAGCCTTGCAGATGCGCACAGCCTTGGCGTGCCTTGCTTGGAGTTCTTTACGGGTGGGGATTTTCACAGCTTCACCTCCACGACTTGCTTGGCACGGCTTTTGAGCCAGCGAACATCAAGGCGCTCGTCCGTGAATTGACCGTCCTTGAATCCCTCTTCAAAAGCCTTTTCAACCTCCTCGGCAGGCACCAACGGGCCGCACCATTCGCCGCCAGCTTTGCCTGGTGGCTCAAACGAGCCGTCATCAATTAACAGCCCATCTCGTTCGTAGCACTTGATGAGAATCGGCTCTTTATCCCCACGATGGGAACGCCACCAGAATGCCCCCGGCTTCGTCGGCGGTGTTTTAGTCCAAGTGCTCACCACTTCTTCCCTCCAGCAGCCAGTCTGGCCGCGTGCTTGTGGTCCTCCCTTTTGGAGTTGAAGGCCATCTTTTCCTCGAAGGCTCCCTGAAGGTCGTAGCCAAAGCCTCCACAGTAATCAAGGATGCGGATGAGAGCATCGGCCAGCTCAACCTCGGCCATCTTCCTGTGGGGAAGTTTGTCATCCATGAGGTCTTTGCGCTCGCCTTCGAGAGCTTCAGAAATCTCGCTGTGGATGAGCGCGAGGAGCTCACCCTTGTTGCGCTGGATGGGGAGGCCAGTTTGAGGGTCACGCCACCAGTTGATGTTGGCGGCGTGGACGCGGAAGGAGAGGTCGTTGAGGTCCACTGGTTGTTCAATCTTCAGCATGGAGTTCTGTTGGAGATACTCCCGCAGTTGCTGTATGCGGTCGTCGTGAGCGAGTTGCTGTGGAACGGCCTCCAAAGCCACCGCCGGATAAATCTGCACGGAGCCTTTCTCAGTGCTGCTCTCCACGGCGTAGCCTTCGGGAGTCAACTCGGTGGAGTAGGTGCCGACGACGACACCGCTCCACTGGGAGCCTTTGGTTTTGCGAACCAGGTCGCCGAGTTTGAATTTGGGTGGGTTCATGTGCTGGTTACTTGGCCGAGATGATTGCCTCAAGGTCTTTCACAGTGCGAATCTTGCGGGCTTTCTTCCAGGAAGAAGCCCTGGCTTCCATCGCTTTCTTCCCGCAGTCGTTGTCCCAGAGAAACCATTCGAGCCACTTCCACTCGTCGCCGACCTGGATGGCAGCGAGCTTGGTGTAGCTTTCAAAAAGCTGCCAGAAACGCGCCTGCACATCTCCATCAGGGTTCTTGCCAAAAAGCATTTCAATGGAATTGCAGGTGGATTCAACTTTCTTGTATTCCAACAACCACTCCGTAAGAAGTGTGATGCGTTCAGATTTTGTGAGTGCGTTCATGCTGGTAGCAAGTATGTGACTAGGAGGTGGGGTTTGTAAAGGCTTTCCTCGCCTCCCTAAAAGATTTTCTTTTCAAGTCCCACGCATCGCGCTGCTTTTTGAGCTTCCCTGCGCGGCCATTCCAGAAGCGGCCCCCGAGTGTTTCGTAGAAAATCGCTCTATCCAAGGAGGTGATTCTGCGGTCGGCGTGGCGGAGTTTTTTGAAGATGGCCGAGCGAGCACGACTCGAACGTGCGCTTCCCGCACTTCTGCGGGAGTTCTGTCCACCTAAACTATCGCTCGTGGTTGCTGCTGGTTTTCCGTCTGGCATATTCTTTCGTCCGTTTCTGCTGCGTGTTTCCCTTGGATGCTTGCCTGTCAGGACCGGAGACGCTCGCTCATGCTCGCCTCGCTTCGCTCGCAATGGTTTAGAAGACCCCCCCTAACTTCCCCTCCCGCCCCTCCCCTTCTTCCCTCACCCTGTCGAGAGCTTGAAGCGGAGATGACTGGCTTACATCAAGGGGGAGTTCTCGTCCTCGCCATTGCTTTCAGCGGTGGACTCCATAGAGGACACCTGCTCATTTTCCGGGAACCTATGTCGCAGTCCCGTGCTGGTGGCTTCTCCTCCTCCGCTCGCCTACTGGCGAATCACAGCAAAAGAAAAGCCCGCTCGTGTGACGCCGAGCGGGCTTTTCTGCCGTTACTACCAAAAGTCTCTTCTCAGTCGTCACACTGAATCGAACGAGGCGACTCTAGCTGAAGGCGGAGCTGCGTCAACAAATTCTTTTGGCCGATGCTTCCGGCACCGCTCCTTCCAAGCCAACTCCTCGGCTTGCTTCCTTGAGCAACCGCCATCGAACTCGTGGATGGCGGCTCGCTCCTCTTGGATTTCTTGGCAGACTTCGCAAGTCATAGCAGCACCGAGACTGGCTGAGAGCTGGCCCGGTTGGCAAGAATCGCTTTCTTGGCCCGGAACAATTCCTCGTAGCACATCGCCTGAAGCGGGTAGGTGAGAGCATCCCATGCGTGTTTGAACTCGGAAGCGCGGTCAACGGGGGTGTTCTTGCCCTTCTTGATGGATTGCACCGACATGATGGTTTGCGGGCATTTCGTCTTGGAGAACTGGAGGCGGTCCTCAAAGAGCAGCCTGCGGGTGATGTCAATGCGTTGTCGCACAGAGCCGTCTCCCTTTTCAACGGCCAGCAGCTTGATTCGCTTCTTCGACGACAGATAGACCTCCACATGCTGCCTTCGATTGGAAATGGACTCCTTGAAGTCGAATGCGGAACGGTCGGAGTAGTGCGTCCAGTGAATTGTTCTTCCGAGGTAGCTCTCCCAGAAATCCATCTTTTCGAGCACTCCCTCGGTAAAATCTTCGATGGATGCGTCGGAATGCAGCATCACCAGCTCGTCTATGATGGAGAAGTGTGGAACCTTGATGCCTTTTGAATTCGGCCAGTAGAAGCGCTCCATCAGGGTGAACGCATGATTTGATGTGCCCAAGTCCCAGCCGGTAATCAGCTCATAGCAATCGTCCGATGGGACGAGCATCTGAGGGTCGCGGTTGAGCGGTGTCTCCATTTCGCCTTGAACATGGATGGCGGGGCGGAATACGTCGTAGAAGAGGCCATCACCAGCAGCCGCAGTCCATTTCCCGAGATAGTAGCGGTCCCACAGCTCGGGTGAGTGAGCGTATTTGGTCTTCAGCTCAATTAAATCCTTCTCGGAAAGCGAGAGGTTGTCGTGAACGAAGACTTCAACGAGGCCGTAATTCTTCTGCTGGGCAACCATGTCTTCGACGTTGATTGGCTTGTCGCCAATCAGCTCGATGATCTGCGTGGTGTCCAGCCGCCTGAACTTGTAGAAAATCTGGTAAATCCAGTGGTCTTCACCAGGGGATTCCGGGTTGGTGTCGATCACCATCGTCAGGTCGCTGGTCTTCCAGAAGCTCTTTTCACGAAGACATTCTGAGATGATGTCGAAAGCAGCCCTCGTCTTGACCCACGTAGCAGCTTCGGACCAGTAGATGAACGACATCTTCTTGCCCTTGAACCGCTCCTTGATGTCCGACTCGGTGGCTCCATCCCGGAAAGATTCAAGCTGGAATTCGCTGACAGTTCCGTGCTTGTTGCGGATGCTGAACTTCATCCTCTTGGTGGACCCGGCCATGTAGGGCTTGCGGACCCACTCCAAACCAAACCCACCTTCGACCCACATGGGAACGATTTCCTCAACGAGCTGCTGCCAGCATCCGCCATCTATGGCATTCGTGAGGGTTGGCGAAACGATGGCGATTAGAGCGCGGTCAACCTCCCAAGCGTGTTCGACGGCAGCGTGCAGGCAGCCGACCGTTTTGGAGGATTTACGCGGCCCGGAAACGCAGGTGTAGCGTGTTCTGTCGGGGTTTGCTGGGTGAACTTGCCAGCGGATTTCGTTCTGCTTGGGGAAACATTTGGGTGCCCAAGGAGCCTGTTCTTCAGTAGCCATAGTTGCTGCTTGCACTTTAGAACTGCATCGTTAAAGTGCCAGCACAAACTATGAACAAGATGACCCTTAACTCCAAAGATCCCGCCGTGATGGAAGCCATCAAGGACTGCGCCGTGGGCGACGAGAAGGATTTGTTCGTTCGGGTGAAGGCGACCGAAGTTGGCCCGATGGTCAACTTCGATGTGCTGTCCGCCAAATACGCCGAGGAGGAAGTCGAAGAGGAAGAGGTGGTCGAGGATAATGGTGAAGTCGTCGAGGAGGGCATGGAAGCTGAAGCTCCGATGCCCATGAAGAAGAAGAAGGGCAACCCCGCGCTGGCCATCCTCATCGCTCCCGGTGGAAAGCGTTAAACCGCATGATCCCCCAGTCAGTCTTCAAGAAGCACGGCTGCGACACTGAGTCGCTGCGTGCGCTTTTCACCATCTCCGAAGACCAGATTACCCCGGCGAAGGACAAGAAGGGCGTAAAGGTTCCCGCTCGCAAGACCTCCGACGAGACAACCACCGGCGAGAAGCCTGGGGTGTATCGCCTGCGGCAACTCCTGCGGTCCCGCCTCCAAGACGGCGCTCAAAACAACCTGCGGGACTACCGCATCTTCGCGGCCATTGACTACGCCTACGACGCCCCTTTCCACCAGACCACCCCGACCCTCGTTCAGCACATCCTCCACCAGAAGATGACGTATGATGAGTCTCTGAAAGTGGTCGAAGGCTGGGGGCTTGTGTGGGGCGACATCTTCCGTCTGGAACGCGGTCCTGATGGCGCTGTGCTGAAGGATGCTCAAGGCTGCAATCGCTTTGCGGTCAATGCTCCAAGCCTTGTTCGGACCCTGATTCCATTGGTTAAATCGCTGGTGACAGTGCGGACGGCAAAGCTCTACACCGACCGCGACCAGATTCCGCTCTTCAAGTTCGAGCCCATCCACGCCACCGACGAGAACCGGCTCCTCTGCGAAGTCCTTACGAGCGTTGCTGAAGCGATGGTGACGCAGTTCGGCTACCGTTCTGAGCTGAAGGACTTAATCCTCCACACGCTCCTTTACGGCATCTGCCTCATGTTCCCGCAGGAGGCATGGTTCTGCGAGAAGCAAGAGGACATGGAAGGCGAAGACAAGATCGTGAAGGAGGGTCTTCGGTATCTCCAGCCGCATCCCACCCGGTTTTTCTACGACCTGATGTATCGGACCAGCTCGTTCAACACGAACACCGGCTGCAAGTTCGCGGGACATTGGCGCATCATTCGCTACGGCGACATCCTTCACAACCCGAACTACTTCAACAAGGGGGCCATCTCCTACGGAACGAACTGGTTCAATAATCCCTTGGCCGGGAACTACTTCTCGGACTTCTATCCTTGCACGGTGCAATTCCCGCAGTGCGCTCCTGGCAGCGACACCAACCGGGAGGACCGGGCAGCGTTCTACTGCGTGGACGATGAGGACAAGGCGGTTTTCCAAGCGGACATGCTGTGCGAGTTGATTCCGAGCCAGTGGGACTTGGGCACCTACACGCATCCTGTCTGGTTCCGCTTCGTGATGGCGTCTGATGACACGGTGATCTTTGCGGAGCCGCTTTCCTACAACCCAATCGTCTATTCTGGCTACGATGCTGATGGGAACCGCGTGCGGAACGCCAGCATGGCGCTGGAGCTGATTCCATTCCAAGACCAGCTCGGGAACATTCTCAGCCAGATTCTCCTGACGGCGAAGCAGAACCTCGCCAACATCACGTTCTACGACAAGAACATCGTCAACGTCACTCAGATTGAGAACTTGAAGAACTCCGGCGAGATGCTGGTTCGCGGGCTGAACTTCGTGGAGATGGACAAGGAGAAGGATGCCATTGCAGGGCTGGATACGCGGAAAGCCTTTGAGACGGTGAACTTCGCAAAGATGTCCACCGCTGAGTTGGTGAACACGATGAACACCATCATCTCGATGGCGGAGCGGATGCTCTCGTTCAGTGCTCAGGAGCTTGGTGGAGCGGCAAGCCATCAGCAGAGTGCCGAGGAGATTCGCACGGTGGCTGGAAACGTCGGTGTTCGGGTGGCCTACACGGGCACCTTCATTGACGACGCGATTGATGCGTGGAAAACGCAGATTGCCAACGCCTCGATGGCTTACATGGACAGTGGATTCGTGGCTCTTGTGTCGCCTGACATCCCCAACCTTGAGGAACTCCTCAAGAAGCTCGGCTTTGAGATGATCGACAAGGGTGGTGGCCGGGTGAAAGCGAAGGTCCGTGTGGACAAAAAGAAGATCGTTCCGCTGCTCTTGGAGGGGTTGGCCTCGACCCGCGACGGCCCTGACCGTGGCACTGATGCGCAGGCTGCCACCGTGCAGATGCAAACGTGGTCGGCAATCGCTGCCAACCAGCCGCTCGCCCAGGCAGTCGGAGCGAAGACCATCCTGCGTGGCATGGAAGAGGCTGCCCGCCTTGGCGGTGCCGGGAAGGACTTCAAGCTGGATGCGTCCGGTGAGGAGCAGCCGAATCAGGAGCAGATGGTTCAGATGGCGCAGCAGATCCAGCAGAGCGCCGTCGAGGAGTCTGTGAAGCAAGTCACCCAGCTCGTCGCCGAGCAGGTGGTGAAGCCTGCCGCCGAGCAGATTGGAAAGCAGCAGCAGCAGATCGACCAGATGGCGCAGGAGGTCA